TTCAATGGATGGTGGTGGTGCAGGTAATGAACTTGTACCTTGTGGTTCATGCACAAGTTCTTGAGAAGGTTTTGCTTCCAATATTGCTTCTACAGTATTCCACATTTCATCATCAGATACTCCATCTTCGTGTTTTTCTTCTTCGTCAGGAGTATAATCCACATTATATGCAGCTCTAATCAAGTCATCTTCTTCATCACCTGTTGATTCTTCAACCTTTGGTGCTGGTTTTGGCATTTCTACAGGTTTCATAAATGATGGTTTTGGACTTGCTTTAATTGGTTTCTTGATAACCGGTGGTGGAGCAATTTCTTCAACTACTTCAACTTCAGGTTCCTGAACATCTTGTTGTTGATAATATTCCACCGATTGTGATATAGGTTCATCCACATCTTGAGGTTGATAAGAATATTCTGGTGGCAACATTTGTTCTTCATATTCTGGTTCAGGTTCTGGAATAGGAGGTACATTTTCCAATGGTAAAGGACGATATTTCTTTACAGGTTTTCTAGCAGGTGTTCTTCTCATTTCTTTTAATGTCTTCTTAACAGGTTTTGGTTCGGGATATTGAAGTTCCTCAATAGTGTCAAGAATCTTTTCATCTAGTTTTTCCAAGCCTTGAATACCAAAGCGATAGAATACTGTATCAACCTTTCGCTTAATGGCTTCAGTTAATGAATTTGCAGTACCTTCAATAGTATTTTCTCTTAATTGTTTTTGAGAAACAGCTAAAGGTCTTCTAAATTCAGCATCTGGCATAGCATAGCCAGGTCTATATTGTTGTTTAACTGGTCTTCTTACAGGAACTTGTTGAATTGGTCTAGTTTGTCTTTGTGGTTTCTGTTGAACACGAGGTACTTGACGAACAGGAGGTTCATAATATTCTTCTTGTTCTTCATCTTCATATTCATATTCATATTCAGGTTCATCGTATTCTTCTTCAATTTGTTGTGGAACACGCTTCACTGGCTTATGAACTGGTTCCTGATATTCTTCTTCAAGTTCTTCAACAGGTTCTTCTACTTGTTTTTGAACTTGTTTACGTTGCGGGTTAATAAAATCACGAAAATTCATATTATAATATTCCATATTTTGTATTTATAAATCTTCATCTTCATCATCAGAATCATCTTCTAAGTTTTCTAAATTTCTTAATAAAGTATCAGGATTTAAAGAAATAATCATATTACCGATACCAAATGTTTTAAGACAAGTATTTAAGAATAATTCTTCTTTACGAAGTATTCTATAGAATGAATCTACATCATCTTCGTGCATTTTTATAAATTCTTTCAACATTTCTCTGTCAGAGAAATAACATCTAAAATCTTCACCTTGTCCAATTTCTTCTTCAATTTCAGCAACTTTATCAGCATTTAGCATCATTTGTTGAGATAGTTTAGACATTATATCTGAAGAACCAAAAGAACTACAAGAATCAATATCTTGTAGTCCATATTGGTTTTTTATTCTATTTTTTAGTTCTTTTAATGAAATCATAGATTAAGCCATGAAAACATCAATCTTATCAATGATACCAAATTTCTTTGCTTCATTGACAGACATATAATTGTCATAACAGAGTTCTTTTTCAATATCCTTGACAGGTTTCTTTGTAATCTTTGCTAGATATTTTGCAGAAATATCTGTCCAATATTGAAGTTCACGAGTGGTATTAGCAATATCATCCAATTTACCACCAGTAAGTTCTACGCCGGCTTGGTGAATCATTATACGAGATGAAGGGAAAGCATAGCGAGAACCTTTAGTACCAGCAGCCAAAATCAATGAAGCCATTGAAGAACAGCTACCTGCACATACAGTTCTAATTTCAACACCATGTTTCTTGATCTTTTCCATCATATCAATGAGTGCCCAACCTGCATCACATTCACCACCTGGGGAAGCAATATAGAGTGTAATTGGTTCCTTCGTACCATCATCATAGAAATTTAGTCTACGCATAGCTTCAATGATAATATTCCATTCAATGAATCCAGCAATCCAGATAATCTTATTTGCAACATAGTAGTTATTACGAATGTTGTTAAAGAAATCAGGAATAATCATTGGATTAATCTGTTGTTGAGCCATTGCAGCTGGTTCACCTTCTTGAAGTGCTTCAAGTTGTTCTTGAGTCAATTCTTGTGGTTCACTAGCTTTTTCTTTCTTGATTGGTTTACTTGGATTCTTGTTCTTCTTTGTGTCTTTTAAAGAGATTGACATAAGATTCTCCATTTTTGTTAAAATAAACATTTTTCTTTAAATTGATACCATCAATCTCTTCATCCCAGAGTGTTTCTCTAACACCACTAACAAATTGTACACCATCCATATTTGCGGCTGCCTCAACGCCAGCATACATCAGGATTCTGTATTTCTTAATGGCATTACGAAATTGAAATGTTCCAATCTGGTTTTCATTCCTTCCAAGGAATTTATATTCAAAACCGACGGTTATCTTTATATGAATGACCAACTTCAAACTTAATCATTTTCTATCAAATCTTCCTTCTTTAAAATTGAATTCAGTTTAGTGAAAATCTTAAATTTCCATTGTTCAATAGATAGTTTTTCGTTTTCAGTATAATCATTGTAATCTTTTATGTATAGTGAAGCATAGTCTTCAAAATGATTGTCTACATCTTCTAAAACAGAACAAATTACAGTCCTGACTAATTCATTTGTAGTTACACTTTTATCGTTCATTGGTAGATTCATTCTTGTCTCCGTAGTTGTCTACAAAGTTTTTAAATGCTGAAATAAAACCGTCTCTATCTCCCATATTGTCAGGTAGAATAAGAATACATCTTTCTATCCAATCTAACATAGTAGTAGCTTTGACGGTTTTAGATTTATCAAAAAAATCAGAAGATGCTTTAATAAATGACATGACCTCTTTTAACTTATTTGGGTCATTCATTATTTTTAGCATCTCCTTCTTTTTATTTGGAAGAAGATTTGGCGTTATAATTGGCTTTTTCTTCTTCATTTGCATTACTTGTTTTCAGTATCGTAATCAGCCCAAAGTCTATCATTAATGAATGTTGCCATTTCCTTATTGACAGGGAAGAAATAGGACTTCTTCTGCTTATTGCTCATATTACGAGGATAAACGATTGTTCGCTTACCATTCTTTTCAATGAGCTTAATACCAGTCAACTTAATAGCATCATTAAATGTCATTTGTGCAATAGCTACACAGCCACCAATGCCATTATCAATAGGTAGAATCTTTGTACTTGTAATAGTTAGGTTTTCCATTTTATGTTTTCCTTCTCAAAATGAGATTATGTGTAAAATTTTATTTACAATATAACAATCAAAAAATAATTGTCAATGGTAAATGGTTAATTTAATGTTTCAGCATATACTTTCAAGTCAGAAATTGTCTTGTCATATGCTATAGGTGATAGTAGACCACCCGCAGAAACTGTTGTAAAAATCTGTTTAAATGCATTTCTAATTTCTACTACAGGTTCTGTATCTATGACTTTCAACATTCTTTCTTTAACGAATGCAGGAACATCAATATTTACTGTACATTCATTATTTTCATCAATGAAGTTATTCTTGAAATCAGTCAAATACCAACAAAGTTTTAATACATCCTTCTTGGGAGTATTTTTATCTTCATAACGCATGGCATATTTCCAAGCATTTGATAAATCACCAATTAGATAACGAGTAATTTCAATAGCTTCAAGACCACTTTCATGAGTACGATAATGACTAGGTGTATTTACTTCTTCTAAAAGTGTTTGCATTATATAGAATCCTCTTGCTTATACAATTCTTTCATTATATTTTCTTGTCTTTTCTTTTCTTGATTTGCAATAGCAGTTATCTTAGCATTAGATTCACGCTGATATTTTTCTTCAGCTCTCTGCAATAATGCTTTATGTATTCTAAATGGTAAGAATAATGTTAAAGCAAAACCAAACAAAACTAAACCATATTTTAGAACAATAAGTCCATATTGTATAGTATAATTCTGTATGGTTGTTCCAAATAGTCCAAAACAAGACAAAAGAATAGTATAAAGAACAAATGATAATACAGTAATTCCAAATATTTTCTTTGTCATTATACTATCTCCTTATTAGACTATTCTTTCATCATCATCAAGAATCAAGATGGCTTCTTCTGCATTAGGACAAGTATATAGTTTTTGACCATTTATTGTAATTGGCTTTAGAACACCAACATTGACCAATACACGATCTCCAACTTTTAATCCATAAGGAAGTGGAATTACTTTATCAATGCGCTTGTCATAGTGTCCTGTTCCCATTTGCACTATTTCAAACAATGAATAAGCAATCTGTACCATTCCTGGAATTACAAGTCCACCTGCAGTAGAATCGGTAAGATTTTTTAACAACATTTTATCGTCTAGTAGTTTTGCCATATCTACCTCTTATGCTGTTATCTTATCGTCTTCGTCAAGTACCATTTGGATATCTTTTTCAGCTACGATTCTATAAGTGGTCTTCTTAACACCCTTGAACAAAGTAATGGCAGGAGCAATAGCAACATCAGCAATTACTCTATCACCAACCTTTACACATGGTTCAATGAGCTTACCGGTAAATACATTCCATTCACCAGGACCAACAGCTGCAACCTTGAATACATCATAACCTTGTTTCTTCAATGGTGCAACAATACCACTATCAGACTTATATTCTTCTTGAACTAGAAATATCTTATTACCAGTTGCTCGCATAATCACCTCTTGTCCAGATTACTCTCCACTCATCGTGAACTTCTTCTTCAATTTGTAGAACGAACTTTGGATTCTTATATGATTCCATAAGTTCTCTTGTATAACAGATAGACTGAATTGGGTCACCATAAGGTGTACCAGTTGCATCACATCTATACTTTGTAATACGCCAGATTATCCTATTCATATTAAAGATAGAACTCCTTGATAGAACGTGCAACGGCTACAATGGCTCTGTCATTGTCAGACATAACCTTCTTATTACGAATAATTTGTTCAGCTGCCATAGTGACTTGTGCTTCCCAATCAGAAAGTGGAATCAAGCTATTCTGTGCAACCTGTACATTCTTATGTGAACGAATAGGTTCTGTAGACTTTACCTGTCTACGATTTCTTGACTGAATTGTATCGGTAGTAACAATATAAGTTGTTGCACTATCGTTTGGATTTAGAACATAACTATTCTTTAGCATAGTTTACTCCTTGTTAATGTTTATTTCGTTGAATTTTTCAACATTTCAATTATAGAATTTTTAATACAGTGTAAATTTATTTTAATATTTTTGTTTAGTATTGAACTTATTAATTTCTATTTGAAATCAATGTAACAAAAAATGGTGCTATTAAAAGCACCATTCTATTTCTGTATTATTTTAATCTTATTATTTGCTTAAGTCTGGGTAATATGGATTAAATGTTTCAAGACCAAGTTCACCAAGAACAGCCATGCCAAGATCTTCTGTTTCAGTTGTTTTTATACCCATGTCAATTTTCTCTAACCATATTTTACCGGCTTTTACATCGTCTTCATCACCGACTTGCTTCGCTTTCCTCAATTTGTTCACGAACCTTATTTTTGTATTGTTCCAATGCTTTCCATATTAGCTGTCCCAATACAGTTTCGGGTGCGGATATAGCAGTAGTTTCATTTAAAAGCATATAATGATTTTCTTTCAAGATTCTTTTTGCTCTATTTAATTCCATATAAATTCTCCAAATGTTTTATTTTATAATATTTATAAAATTTATTTGTTTTTTGGTCTCTTATAACCAAATGTTTTCATAGTTTCATCTTTCTTTATTGTCTTTTGACCTTTTAGCTGGTACTTGAAATCACATCTATGTTTTGCAACAGAAGTACTATACAATTTTGTAATATATGCTTCACTACCAAGTGCTTTATGATTAGATGCTTTTACTTCGCCATCTGTATCGGCCAACCAATCTATTACCATCTTTACAGTTCCGGCCTCAGATGCCAAGGACTCGTCATTTAGCGTATAGTCAATAGTGAAATCATTTACATATCCAGCATTGGAAGTATAAATCCATAGATTAAGTTTATATTTTACATCGTATAATGGAATGTTTGCACCATTTTTAAGATAGTCTTGTTTAAATTCTTCAGTACAATGATTTTCAACATATTCTTCTACAGTAATACCTTTAGTACTGGCTCCTACAATGTTTCCTTTATCATCTACAGGAATCTGTCCATTATGTATCAAGTCATCCAATGTGGCTAAAGACCCTGTCGGTGATACAGTAGGTAATGCAATATCCACAACGAATCCAATACCTATAGTTTCAGGTAATGTATCTGTTTTTGGGTCAACCGTAATCATTCTAAATGGTTTTTCAGAATTATACTTATTGCCATTTCCATAGTATTCATTTACTTTATTCTGATTAATTTCTGTTACAGGATTGATAATGTGAATATCAATGTCTTTTGCTTCCTTCATAATGACTAAAATAGTATCAGAACTTTCATTTCCGGCTTTATCAACATATCTACGAATTATCGTATTAGGTCCTTTTTCAAGTCTCTGTAATGTCAAAGTATCTTGAATTTCACCATTTACAGTCCATTTTACTTCAATTGCATTTTTCTTGTGTACACTATGAGCTGTAGGTTCAAGAATTTCTACAACTGGTGGAATATCATCAAAGACAATTTCAACACTAGCCGATGCTTTATTACCAAAATCATCTATGTAGTCATAAGATACAGTATATGCAATATTACCTTCATCATTCTTTACAATTTGATTCTTGTCATTCATAGTATATGTTACTTTTGTGCAAGAATCTACCATATAAGAAATATTATAATCACTTATTCTCTTTCCAGTAATATTATCAGTATTATATGTTACTACAACATCTTTTCCATTTATTTTCTTTGTATAAGTAACAGTCTGTATGGTATCAATAGTTTGTCTGGTATTTAAATCTATAATTTGACTAATTGTAATTACAACACCATTGTCTTTTACAGTTTCAACCATTTCTGCTTTATTATTACCAATAGGTGTAATGATTGCTTTAGTATCATCAATCAAATAATGATAGTCAGTAAGTTTAATATCTTTAGTAGGTATTGTATCAAGTTTTACTTCTATGTCAAAATGTTTTTCTGTTTTATGAGTAGTATCTTTAACAGTTACAGTAATCTGATTAGTTTTCTTATTAACATAGATTTTATTGTCTTTCTGTTCTTCAATGGTGATATAGTCAATCTTCGCACTAGTTGATTTTGCATTTGTCAATGTAACTACAGGTGGTACATTATTGAATAGAATTACTACACTATCACATACAGTTTTCTTTACATTACAAACTTTTATAGTTGTATCTTTCTTTACAGTCACATCAAGACTATCAATATTGCATTTATTTCCTTCACATATCTTGAAATCAATCTTATGGTCAGGATTATTGGTCTTCAATGTATCAACTTTTTGTTTATCATCAACTTCAGTAATTGTAGGAATTTCGTCTTCGTCAAGTACATTTATTATTACAGTAGCGGTATCGTAAAATTCACCATCTGTAATGATAACTTTTACAGTATCTTTTGTTTTCTTTTCGTAGTCAATAGGGTTCTTGATTACTAATTGACCTGTAGAATCAATCTTGTAGTTTGTTGTGTCAGTAACAATAAATGTAGGTTTTGTTCCATCATCGTCAGTACCTGGTATTTTACATACTTTACCTGTATAGTTTTCTTTTACAGAACAAGTTGTATCTTTTGTATGTACAGGTTCATTAATGTCTGTAACTGTGATTTTGTATGTAGCTGTATCACCAGCACCACTTGGGTCTGTAGCTGTAACAGTTACTGTTACAATAGGAGTCTTTTCATAATCCAATGGATTTGTCAATTTTAGTACACCATTTGAATCAATGGTGAAACCTGGTTCTTTAACAACATATTTGATTGGGTCATTGTCAGGATCTTTCGCAGTAATTATACCAACAATACAATTCTTACAATTTTCAGGAACAGTCAATGAATCGTTTGGTTGTAATACTGGGGTTTCATTAACATTTTGAACTTTGATTATAACCTTGGCAGAATCTTTATCACCACTGTCTGTAGTAACATCTACAATCAATGTATCAAATTGTTTAGTTTCATAGTCAAATGGTTTCTTTACAGTTATGATTCCCAGACTATCAATAGAATAGTTAATACTATCCCTAACATTATATTTAACAGGTTCTCCATCATCATCTTTACCTTCAATTTTACCAATAGGTCCTGTATAGTTTTCTTTGACAGTAAATGTTGTGTCATTAACATGTACAGGTTCATTTTCATTTACGATCTTAACAGTTACATTCAATGTATCAGTTAAATCATTTTTACTGGTTGCTACAACTTTAAATGTAAATCCAGTTTCCTTTTCATAGTCAAATTCTCTAGTAGAACTAATATTGCCTTTAGAATCAATGGTAAATGGAACATTACCAACAATCTTATAAGTTATTTCATCACCATCTTCATCTGTTGCTGTTAGAGTACCAATGATACTTGGTTTTACATTTTCCTTTACGAATATAGTAGTGTCTTCTGTAGCAAATTTTGGACCTTCATTTGTATCACCAATCTTAATTGTTACAATAGCACTATCACATAATGAAGGTTCAGTTTTATCATAAACTTTTACTTTAAGTTTATATTCAGTAGAATCTGTTTCATAATTGAATATCTTGGAAGCTGTAATTCTACCATTCTTATCAATAGTGAAATTGGAATTACCTTCAATCAATTCAAATACATTCTGTCTAAATGTAGAATCAATGTCAGTATCATTTGCAATCAAGATACCAACAATGGAAGGAATAGGTATATTTTCTTGTAAAGTTATAGTTGTATCATTAATAGAAGGTGCTTCATTAATGTCAATTACATTTATAGGAATGTATCTTGTTACAGATACAGCACCAGTATCAAGTAATATGACTTTAATTGTATCAATTTTTGCATTTTCATAATTCAATGGATAATTGACAAGTGTAAGTTCACCTGTAATGGAATCCAATGTATATCTATCTTTAAATGCAGAATCAAGAATGAATCTAGTTGTTTGTGTAGCATTTATTACTTTAATCAGATCTACAATACCAGTCTTATTTTCTTCAAACTTATATACAGCAGTAGTATCAAAAGTTACATGAGCATTTGGTGCATCAATAATCTTAATATTCAATTCACCATCAGTCTTACCATTAGGCAAGATTGCACCAGAAATATCTGTAATCTTTAATACCAATACATCATTTAGTTCTGTTAATGTATCAATCTTTACATTTACTTGAATAGGAATGTTTGGAACTTTAGAACCAGTTGGAATAGATACTTTCTTACTTTCATTGTTTGAACATATTGGAAATTCTGGTGGAATATTGAAATCATCAATAGTTACACCATTTTTCAAATCAATACAATAAGTGAAATAAACATTGATATCTGTAGTATCACTCAATTCAATAGGAATAACTACAGTAGAATCATTTTCTCTTAAACCACCATACTTGTCTAGTTTAACATCAATAGTGTCTGGGTCAAATTTTACGAATCTAAAGTTTTCACCATTATAAGTATCACCAATTCTTAATTGATTAGCTAATAGCTGACCTGCAAAATTAATATTACAAGCAAGATAGATTTCTTTAGTAGAAATCATAGTACCTTGCATAATTGAATTATCAGAATGTTCAATACTAATACTTTCATCGGTGTAGATAATAACATTTCCACGATAATCCTTTTGAGACAATTCATATTTAGTTGAATCAGTTCTATATACTACTTGAATTTGTCCGTGGTCATGATAAAGGAAATGCTTAACGAAGATACGAGTCAATCTACCACCGTCTTGCATTTCAATCTGCAATTTCTGATGGTCTAACTTAAATTGGATTGTATCAAGATATATGTCATATTGGTCTTTTCCATCTGGAACAACAATAGTCTTAATATCTCCATTTAGTTGGTTATCAAATATGATACTTTGTGTAATTGTATCAGGCCAAGTAATTGTTGGAATTGATAGATTCTTTGGAGAATCTGGTACATTGTCTGTACAAATCTGTGAAGTAGAATTGTAGACCATACCTGTTTCACAATGATTTACTTTAGAACCAGATACATCATCCAAACATACAATGCCATTAATGCAAGCACCATTCTGGTTACTATAAGTATATGTTTGAGCTCTTACAGGACCAGAGGTCAATGTTGGCTGGTCACCGAATGTAATGGTTTCATTTACTAGAACAGGACCACCTAGACTTAGACGAGCATTTGCTGTCATATATCCAGCGGTACCATTCCAACCAGATTGATCTTGAATTACAACATCATTTCCAATTGTAATGTAATCACGCCCAAATAACTTATATTTGAGCATATAATTATATTCATCTTGTTGTGTAGCAGAATCTTTTGCTACACCTTCAAATACGAATGGTTTTACATCAGCACTAAATGCGAATATTGAGAGAAATAAAATCAATCCAAATAATTTTTTCATATCTTCTCCTTGTTCAACTTACTATATATTTATGTGTCTTAAATCTAATATTAGAAATTTTTTACAAATTTTCAATAGTAAATTAAATTCAAAAGTTTCATGAAAAACTTTGGTAAATAAAATTTAACAATAAATAAACTTATTTTCTATTGACAGATATCATTAAAAATTCTATATTAATAATAGAAACAAAAAACAACAACCAAAAAACGAGGTAATACTATGGATATGAATACTCAAAACAATGAACTGACTCGCATTGATGCTTCTATGGCACTTAATGTTCATATTGATCTTCTCTCCACGATGAATGCAGTTTTGAATGATTTGCCTAATGGCTGGCATGTTCACATTTATGATTTTGACAATGGTTATTGGCTTTCTAACGGTAAGAAGACCATTGGTGTTCATTATAAGTCTAACCGATATGACAAGAAACAGTACATTGAACTGTATGATGAAGTTCAAAATGTTCGCACGAAGTACGAATATGAAACGAATCTTGTAAAGAAGATTAAGGATTTTCTTAATAATGTCTAATTTTGGAGGATAATACTATGAATACTTACACATTCAAGTACACGAAGAAGAATGGTGAAACAAGTACCCGTACCGTGGTTTTGGTTCACGATACGGCTAGTAAGGTCACTGGATTTGATCTTAGCAAGTTGACACCTGAGGAACAGAAGAAGGTTCTTAATGCATTTGGCAATAAGATTCCGAGTACTGAAATTCCTCCGAAGACTGGTATGTTTGATTATGATGCTACTGGTGTTGAAAAGGAAATTTGGACTAAAGCCTATCGTATGTTTGACAAGGCAAGCATCAAGTAGAACTTACAACAAAGAGAGAGAAAATGGTGGTCATTAGACCACCATTTTTATTTTAAGCACCACAAGAGAAAGATAAATCCTTCCAATTTTCCAAACCACTCCATTTTAGTTTGTAAACTTGGTTAAACAATCTAATATTGATTTCCTTTCCACGAATTTTTGGATTCTTCAAAAATTCATCAGACTTAATAAAATCAAATATTTCTTGTTTTAGAGATTCATCAGTAATTTCTTTATTTGGATTACCATTTGCACCAAGAGACTTATAGATTCTAATATTTGTCAAAATGGTTTCAAGTCTCTTCAATACATCTTCTGCACAGATTGAAATATCTATAGAAGTACATTTAGACATTAATGCAGAATCCTTCTTATATAAATCCAATTTCTTTAAATTGGTAACAAGAATTGCATGACCAGTGAATGTAAAGAAACTTGGTAGACCTTCTTTATTCTTATTATCTGCTGACCAGGTAGTAAGACGGTCTTCAATTTCCAAATTATCACTCAAATCTTCTGTATCAATTACATCTTCATCTTTAGAAGGATAATTGATTTCACGAGTATCAGAATTAATGAATAGACTATCCAATAATACAAGAATTTCGGCATCTTTGAAAATATTATCACAGTCTTCAAAGATTACAATTTTATCGTTATTTTCCCAAAGTGTCTTGTAAATTGATTTCAATGTTTGTTTTCCACTAATTTTTACCCAAGTCTCATTCTTTTTACCAAAATCATCAAGAATCTTATCAGCATTGAATGATTTACCAATATTTCCATTACCAGTAATAATCAAAGAATTCATTAGTCCTTTACCAATCAATGTAACATAGTCTGATAATTCATCAAAAACTAAGTCTGGATCTGCATATTTGGTATTTTCAAGATATTCTTGAGTAGACTTAATTTGTTTTGTTGGAGTCAAAGTTTCTTTTGAACCAGCAACAACAGTAATGGCTGGATTAATGGTTACATTACCTTCTTCATCAATATGTTCACCACATAATTCACGGGCTTCAATATTGGAAACATTCAATACGCTAGCAACTTCACTAACAGTTCCACCTTGTTCTTTAATGTATTTTGCAATAATTTCTTTAATTGCTTTTGGATTTAAGTTTAAAGTATTCTTGATTTCTTCAAGAGACTTATCTTCATCATACATTTTTCTAACAACAGCTTGCTTACCATTGTAGATTTCACCATTGTATTGAAATTTACCTGTTTCATTAAGTACAGATTCATTTACTTCTTCAGTAGATTCTTCATCTTCATCAAAAAGATTGTTCTTATAGATAATATCTGAAATTTCTGGAAGTAATCTAGTAAATGCAGAATCAGATGGTTCAAGACCTTTTGTTTTGATTTCAATAGTTGGATTTACATTATAGTTCCAAGACTGCCAAAAATTAATTGAACTAAACTTATTTCCTTCCCAGTTGATACGAACTGCAGAATTATCTTCTTTATTGATGAACAAATAACCATAGAAATTACCATCTTGGTTAGTAAAATCCTGACAGTCATAATCAAAATATTCACAATTTAGTTTCTTTTCAAAATAGCGAATAATCTTAATGGAAGAATTATATTGATTTCCACTAGAAGTAGATTCATTTATAAAATCTTTTAAAAATTTAGACATTTTATTCTCCATTTAATGCATTATTTCTATATTTATGACTTTTTCTGAAGTTTATAAGATTCTTCCCATTTTTGTATAAGTTGTTCTTTAACTTCTTGTTTCATAGATTCAAGATACATTTTTGCTTCTCTAGCACCAATCTCATATTCCTTTGAACAAGCCCATATCAATAAATCATAATTTTTATCAGTATCTTTAGATTTCTTATATGCTTTATAATCAAAGTAGTTTCTATGAGTATTAGATACCAATTCACACATTAATGCATAGTGCTGTTCAGGTGTCAATTTCAATGTATCAATTTGAGCAACTGCTGGAGCATAGATTTCTTTAGAACTTACGAATCTATTAATCATATAAGGAGCATATGCTTTCTGTTGGTCTTCCGTTAGATCTTTCCAAGGTGTCTTAACAGTCTCAATCATTGATAGCATATCAAATAAAGTTGGTTTCTTTTCTTCTTTATCTTCTACATCTGAAATCATATTCAAGATTCTCCAATTTATTGCTAATATAGTAATTTTTCAATGCAAGAATTATCTTAGGTATAAGTTGTTTTATTAAAGATCTGTTCATATAGTAATAAAAACTTACTCCACTACTTTCAATCAAGAATTGTTCGGCATCTGTTACATTTGGTTTAATATATTTCTTATAACTATTATTCTTATATAGTGTTTCAAAATCAATAGTACCATCTGAAAAATATACTGTAAAAATTGGTGAAGAATCATATGTTCCTTCCAATTTTACAGGAATTTCGTCTTGATATGTAATAGTATAATTTAGTTCATTGAAGTTACACTTAATATCATTAATTATTTGTTTGCTGGTCATCATCGTTATAGAATTTGGTTAATCGTGAAATAGGCCATTGACCATGCACCTTTTTATTCCACTTATTAAAAAATATTTGACCAAGTTCTCTAAAATTAGGTGATGGTATGCCACTACTTTGATGTTTTACTAATATATCTATAGTAGAAATCTTATAACCTTTTTCCAGTAACTGCAAACATATATCACAATCGTAAAAATGATATTCTTTTAATGCTGTATCAAATCTAAATCCTTCTTCAAAAATTCTCTTTGGGAAGAACATACAGCATCCATCAACAGTTGCTAGATAATCGTGTACACCTGGATGGTCATTCATTGGATATTCAATGTTTTCCAAGATTTGATTACCTTCTGCATCAACCAATGGTTTACCTTCAGAATCTAGTTTCTGTCTTACTCCACCTTGAATAATAGCACCACTACCATTTACTTCTCTGTTTGGACTCCACCAAGTACAACTGGCTTCTAGCTGAATAGTTCCAATCAATCCAGCACAACCAATCTTTTTATCTGAAAACATATTACTAAGTTTATATTCACATACATCTGCAGGAGTTCTAATTTCTGTATCTAAATGTCTAAAACATATAATTTCATCTGTCTGATTTTCTTTTAGTATAATGTTTTCAATAGCCCAGTTATACTTTTCTGTCATAGAAAGACATTTTTCACCATTTGGAATATAGAATACTTTATCAGTATCAACCATATTCACAGTTCTTTCTTTTACTGGTATAATTTCAATCATTATTTCACCTCACTTAAATCTCTTTCAATAAATGTTATTTCCTGATTATTTATAGTATATCCAAGTATAATATCATTTGTAAAATTGCTATATGTTCCACCTTTCCATAAAACCAATTTGGCAAAATGGTAACAACCCTCCAGCATTCTTTCTCTGTCTTTTGCTGGCAAGCCTGGGCACACTGAATCAATATCTATAGGAAATTCATTGTACCCTATACCTTTTTCTAAAATGGCTTGTCTTTCAAGTCCTTGGATTTCCTGTGGTATGGCATAATAAGTTAATAAACAACGATTTTTCTGTTTTTCAATTCTTTTCTGTATTTCGTCTGGCGTCAATGGATTTTCAGGGAATGTTTCCAAAAATTTATGTACTTCAGCCCAGTCTTTTTCAAATAAAATTCCTTGTCTAATGAATTTTATCTGATTATCCAAATATCCAACAGTTATAGGAAATGCTGTCCTATCCAATATCTTTGATAAAATAGCTCTTTCTTCATCTGTTGTTACTTCAACAAAATACAAATAACAGTTATTAATCCATTCTATTTCTCGTTTATAGTCTTCACAAGCATGACATCCATCTTTTGTAAAAATATAGACTCCATCTTTATAACCTAAAACGAAATTTTCAAATGCTAACTTTTGACTATCAAACATATATTAAACACAAGCAAATAATTCAACAATCATAGCAGCAATCTGTAATGTTGGATCTGTACTAAATCCACATCGGTATTCATATTCGGCTAGTACAGTTATAGAATTTGCCTTCTTGCTACACTTAGGAGTAAATGTTTCAAAGAGAACATGACATACATCCGTATAAGACATACCTTGCTGTTCAATATAAGCACGAATATCAGATAGCTTTTTCTTTTCCAAAATCATATTAGCAAGATCATCACCAACATCTTTAAATGAAAGAATATCTGAATCAATCTTACCATGGATTTCAGCATACTGTTGTAATGTAGCAATTACTTGACGAATGGAAGGAAAATATGATTCTACAAGTTTTGGCAATACATCAGCTTCATATTCAATTTTCTTGAATTTAAGAATGCCTTCTACACGCTTTACAATTTGTGGAATAAGTTCATCTTTATATTTTCCCATATTGAAGTCAAAGCACATTGTTCTACCTTGTCTTAATGCAGGAATAATCTTTGCAATATAGTTACAAGTCAATATGAATCTACAGTTACTCTGAAATTCCTCAATAAATGCACGAAGTGCTTTCTGGAATTGTGGAGTCAAACCATCAGCTTCATCAAGAATTACTATCTTCATTCCACCACTAAATGACATTGTTTGAGCAAATTCAGCAATTTGGTTACGAACAACATCAATACTGTTTTCAGACGAAGCATTTAGATATAGACATTCAGCACCTAAATCGTGTACAATAGCTTTAGCAACGGTGGTTTTACCAGTTCCTGGACTTGGCGATGATAGTAATAAATTAGGAATTTCTTCAGACTTCAATACATTACTAAAGAACTTCTTAAAATCATTTGGAAGTACCATGTCTTTAACAGATTGTGGTCTAAATCCGTTCTACCCACAAATTACTCATAACTTTTGCCATTTTAATATATCCTCGTTTTATAGTGTATTTAGATAATATAGAAATTATTGCACAAATTCCATTTCTTTCATAATTTTTATATATTCTTTTGCTTTTCTATTAGAAATATTCTTCATGGATTTTCTTCTTTCAGCTCTATTCTGTGGTATAATAATTGGGTCACTTGGTTTCTGTGTTTCATATTTTGGAAATATACATTTACAAGGAATAGGTTCTTTAGTTATTGCATTTCTACCAATATATCCTCTTCCATGACAGTGCTTACAATTTGGCTTGGGGTCATTCAATACCATTCCAATTCCTTCTGCAGCTGCCTTAATGACTTCCATTGGGTCATTTTCTAGCATATTTTCTACTTCTATAGCTTCATCGGTCTTTACGAATTTTTGTGATTCACTCATCTTTTCCTCTTATGTTTTTAATTGGTTCTTCATTTTCTTCATTTGAGACACTTTCAATTAATGTATTATTTCTATCTTCATACATATATCTCATTGCAAAAGATATACCTTGTGGTTGTGTAACTGGTTGTACACTAACTAATTGTGTAGACAGTAATTGTGGAAATTGTCTTCTAATCAAAGGTAATTTTATATTTTGAAAACCGGAATTTTGATTACCGACTATTTTCTTCTGTATATGTTGTTTCAAATTCTATCATTCTTCATAAATGTAAAAAAAGTTGGCAAATAAATGCCAACTTTAAATTTTTAGTATGAATATAAACTTATTAGATAGCAACTTCTAGTTCATCGTCTTCTTCTTTTCTTTGTTTCTTCAAATCGTCAATGATTTCATCAACAGAATAGAAGTCTAACATATCTTTAACTGATTTCTTTTTACGAAGTTCATCATATGCTTCCATAAATTTAACACCTTTTTCAGATGCCCATTTGGAAGCAACTCTTTGAAGTTTTTTCTTCAATTCAGATGGTGAAAGAACGAAACTTTCATCAATCTTCTTGTTTTCCAATATGATTTCACCAGAACTAATCATATCCATAATATCTTCAATAGTCATATCAGAATCAACATATTCATAGATTTCATCATTGTCGGCGATTAAATCATATGCATCTTCTAAATCTAAGTCTTCTACATTTGCATAAGTTTGTACCAATTCATTGAATTTCTTATTGAATGTATCTTTGCTTAGATTTGTTTTTTCAGTAATTTGTCTCAATGGATTCTTATAGTAATTGTAATCTTCATTAAAAGATTCGTTTTCTTCGGGCATTTCATAAACTTGTGTATCACCATCAAAATAAGTTCCACCCTTCATATCTGGATTTACATAATCTGGTTTCTTATAACCTTTATTTGGGTCTCTTGGTTTACGAGGCTTTCTTTTCTTCTTTGGTTCAACATATTCAGGAATCTTAAAATCAATCATAACTTCAGGTGTCATATCACGAGTATAAATTGAAACATGCTTGTGTTCAGGAATGAAAGGACAATTTTCATCACCATAGAACCAATCTGAAAAATCTTTATCAGTTAATGTTTTGTACATAGCATAAGGGATTTTTATTTGTACCGATAGAGAGGCACCTGGTTTTCGGCCAGAAAATCCCCAATCATTAAAGTACATATCGTCATATTTTCTCTTACAATTACATTTTTTGCATAAAGAATCCATTTTTTCATTTGCATAATTCCAAAGATTACTTCTTTGTATTTGTACAAATTGTTTGATTTCATCAGACTGAGCATTAATAGATTTTTTAATTTCAGTATCATCAAAATCATCAAGACTATCTTCATTTAACTTATCTTCAATGATACCCCAGTTGGCAGGATTTGATAATTGTTTCTTGATTTCTTCATTGTAAAGGTCATGTTCAGTAGATTCATAAACTCTATCAGCAATCAATCTATGAATTTTTATAGCTATGTCATCGGCTGTTTCACCTTTAGCAGACAAATCATTTATCAATCCAGTATATTGTTTAATCCAGTTTACTGCTTTATTTGGTTTATATCCAAGTTCAATAAATTTATTATAAACATCAATTGCATTTGGGTCAATCAATTTTAATGTATTAACTCTTTTAGTTTCAGCGGCTTTTTTACGCTTTTCTGCCATTTGACTAAAACGGTTTCTATATGAATCATAGCCTTCATTAATTTCTTTGATTGGTTTTAATCTTGGTTCTTCAAAACTTTCTGTCAATTCATCAATTTCTGTCAAGAAGTTTTGAATGATCTTCTTATCTTTTCTACTAGCAGCTTCCTTCAATTTATTAAACTTATACTGGAATTTTCCTAATGTAGTAATATAGTTAGTTGGTTTATCATTTTTACAGTTTTCTTTAAATGTTTCATAGTCATTTAAAGTATGATTGAAAATGTCTTGTACATTATCATCAAATGATTCTATTCTTAATTCATTGGAAGTACCATTCTTGGCTTCCTTTATCATAATCTGACCATATTTGGCATATGCTTTTTGAATCTTCATAACGGCTTTATCCAAATCTTCCTTTTCACCAGTAATGTAAAGTATATCGTCTTCACATTTCACTTTTAAGTTTGGAAATACACCAGTTTCAATAAGTTCTTTTAATCCAGTATAAGCATCTTCAGCCACAACATGATTATCGTCTTCTATCCATTTAAGTTCAATTGTTTTCATATAATTACTCCTTAAACTTTATTTCTAATGTATTTATATGAAAAACCACCCTCCATTTAGGAAGGTGGTTTCATTTGGTAGGTAACAACAATTTCTATTAATTTAAGATTTCTGGATGGTATTCACATACTCCAATCGGATACCAATCATCGTAATTTTCAGATCCAACCGAAAATAATATC